CAAATATATAAAAAGAACTATCCATTTAGTTTTGGTTTATTTTATTCAGCATTTACTCAATTAGTTGGACTTATGCCAAATCAAGAAGAATATATTATGATGGGTATGGCAGCATACGGAGATTGGACAAGATATTATCTTAAAGTAAAAGAATATTTTCCAGATATAAATACACAAAAATATAATTTTCATAAGGGAATTATTGATTGGGGAGAGCATATAGGTCATAGGGAGCAGTTTGATATTGCTGCTGCGGTTCAAAAGGTATATGAAGAAAGATTAATTAATTTTATGGCTATGGCACAAAAACTTACTGGCAAAAGAAATCTTGTATTTATGGGAGGATGTGCACTTAACTGCTCGGCTAATACAATGCTATGGAGAATGTTTGATGATATCTGGATTATGCCCAACCCAGGAGATGCTGGATCGTCGCTTGGAGCGGCTGCAGCAGCCTATGGAAGCCATATAAACTGGCAGCATCCGTATCTTGGTCACAATCTTGGGGGAGAGTATCCAGTAAATAAAATAGTAGCAGAATTAATAAGAAATAAAATTGCTGCGGTAGCAACAGGAAGAGCAGAATATGGCCCCAGAGCGCTTGGAAATAGATCTATACTTGCAGATCCAAGAGATCCAAATATTAAAGATAAGGTTAACTTAATTAAAAAAAGAGAAATGTTCAGACCATTTGCTCCAGTTGTTTTAGAAGAATATGCAAGTAGATGGTTTGATATGAGTTTTACAAGCCCATATATGCAGTATGCAGTTAAATGCTTACATCCTGAAAAAATACCTTCCGTGGTGCATAAAGACGGTACTTCAAGAGTACAGACAGTAAATAAACAACAGCACCCAGGACTTTACAACTTGTTATCTGAGTGGTATGCTATAACTGGTATTCCTATATTATTAAATACAAGTTTAAATATAAAGGGACAGCCTCTTCTCAATGATAAAGATGATATAATTAATTGGGAAAAGACCTATGGTCATAAAATAATTACAGGAGACTAAAATGGATTCAACAAAAAAAAGTTTATTAAAGACACTAAGTTGGGAAACTTTTCATTTGATCGGAGTTGCTGGTGTATTGGCGATTGGAGTATATCTTGCAACAGGTGAATGGGAATATGAATACGCCGCACTTGGAGCATTAGTATATATTGCTTGGGAAGCATTGGGATATTTTCTTCATGAAAGAATATGGACAAGGTACGGTAAAAAAATTAAATGAGCAATATTCCAGATGATATTTATATTAAAAATATTAAAAAAATAGGAAACAAAAAATCAAATATACATATTGTTGAAAATTTTTTAAATGATACAGAAATCTCTATACTTCATAATGACGCAATGACAGATATTTATGATAAAACTATTACTGGTCAATGGGAAGGAAGAATAAGTAACCCAAAAATGATTAGTAAAGAGTCTATGTCTATTTTAAAAGTATCACATCAAAAAATATTAGAAATTGCAAAAAATTTTTATGATGTAGATTTACAATTTAGCAGTGTTGAGGAAGAGCCTACTATTCGTAGGTGGCCTACGGGATCAGGTATGGGCGAACATATAGATGATTTTGCTGTGTTTCACTATAACATAGCATCATTAATATATATAAATGATGATTACGATGGTGGAGAAATTAAATTTATTGATCATGACTTTACAATTAAACCAAAAAGTGGTACACTTATATTATTCCCTGGAAATAAGTACTATAGTCACGAAGTTCTAGAAGTTAAATCTGGTGAAAGATATACATCATCATTTTGGCTAAGGTTTGCTGGATCTTCTTTTTTTGGAGCGGGTAGGGCATTAGATATGAAATTTTTAGAAGATTGGAAAAATATTTCTTGAGAATTAAAATCATTAAATTTGTAGTTAAAATACTTGGCTATGAGTGGTCTGGAGATGAGTTGAAACTACCAGTATGGCAAGTAAAGGCTAAGAAAAAGAAGTAATTAAATGCCAGCATACGAATATGACTGCATGGCTTGTGCTGTGCGGTATACCAAAATTAGAAGCATGTCAGAAAATGATCCAGGGTATTCATGTGATACTTGCCAAAAGCCTTTAGTACGTGTATACTCTAATGTAGGAGTTACATTTAATGGCTCTGGATTCTATAAAACCGACAATAGGAAGGTATAATATGTTTAGTATGCTAAAGGGAAAAGAAGAAGAAAAGGTATGGCTTCTTGATGCTACAGATCGTTGTGATCGTTGTTATGCTCAGGCATATGTAAAGGTTATTGGCAAAAATGGTTCAGATCTTTTATTTTGTGGACACCATTATAACAAGGCAATGGATAATGCAATTGGGTATGATAACATGATGAAGTTTGCCTTAGAAGTTGTTGATGAAAGAGAACGACTTATTGAGAACCGACAGGTTGGAAGCGAGAACTAATGTACGAATATAGGGTAAAAAAGGTAACTGGGGTTGTTGATGGAGACACAATTGATGTAGATATTGATTTAGGCTTTAGTGTATCATTTTCTCAGCGTGTGAGACTCGCTGGAATTGATACTCCAGAGTCAAGAACATCAGATAAATTTGAAAAAACTCTTGGGTTAGAGGCTAAAGAATATTTAAAATCTAAACTTAAAGATGCTAAAGTTGTAGTTATTAAAACAGAAAAACCAGACTCTTCAGAAAAATATGGACGTATCTTGGGTTGGCTATATGTCGATGGAGATACGGTATCGGTAAATGACCATATGATTGAAGACGGATATGCCTGGGGCTATCTTGGAGAAACCAAGGTTAAAGATTTTGCTGCCCTTGCTGCACAAAGAAAAAAATCAGGTAAGTAAATGGATGCCAAGACTAATGCTTTAATTGAGCATTTAGTTTTACAGGGCGGTCTTGAGATTTCTGATATTGATCTTGAAACTGGTGAAACTTACTATAATATAACAGATAAACTGAAAGAAATTGCTCCTGAAATATATCAAGAGTTAGATGATCAGTTTAAACATCATTTATTTGTTTTAGATCAAAGAGGTCCAAAGGCTATGACTTGGAGAATAAGAGGTTAACATGGAAATAGAAGATTTAATCTTGAGTGGAGCAGTAGAAGTAGCGGGGATAGACCCAGAAACTGGAGAAATGCTATATACCTTTACTAATAAACTTAGTGATGTTCATCCAGTATTAGCCAGGGAAGTTGCAAATATGTTTAATGAACATATAATGAAACTGTGGGAACTTGGAATGGTTAAAATGAACGTAATGGATAAAGATCCAATTGTTAATCTAACTCCTAAAGCATATGACGAAAATCTAATAAAATTGCTTGACGAAGAAGTTTGTCATACATTAAAAGAAATTAAAAGACAACTTATAAGATAGTAGTATAATTATCCTGGTGCTACTATGCAATATTTAATAGGCTTTGTATACGCAATAATATTAGTTTATATTGTAGCAAAACTACAGTTTAAATATAATATTTTAAATGAGTTTTCTATAAAATCATTTATGCCGAAACAGAGTGATAGACACAATCTTTTTTTATTGTTTGATTTACCACAAAAAAATAAAAAGGTAGATGTTAAAAAACAATCAAAAATACATAACTCTAAGACTAATATAAAAGTTATTATTATGGAGAATCAGGCATATTGGATCAAAGATAATGTTTTTTATACCGCAGATATGTATGAGGGCAGTGTTGATAAAGATACAACCAGGGAAGTTGACACAATGACCATGGATAGTGTACAATTAGATAAAATGATGTTTATCATTGATAGATTAAGAGAAGAGGCTTCTGATGATCGTTGGGGTTCAGGGAACTAGTAGTTTTGATGACTACCAGGTTTTTCTACGTGCCATGGGGGTAGCCCTATCAAGCATGCCTGCAGAAGATGAATACTTTTATATATATACTGCTGGGCCAGCAAAAGTTAATTCAATGGTTATGGAGTTTACAAATGTATCTGAAAAAGGAATGAAATCACGTGGTAAAAAAATAAAAATGTTTAAAGTTCCTCCATCATGGATTTCAGAAAATATTTCAGATTTTAATTACTTTGCTTATTTGGCAAAACCAAAAGAGGGTAATTCAAAGTTAGTAGCAGAAGCAGAATTAAATAATATTGAAGTGGGAATATTTAAATATTAGGAGAGATATGATTATACAAACATTAGAACAAATGGAAGCGGTAGTCGCAAAAAGCAAAGAACTATATTGGGATGGATGGACAGTTATTCATCGATATAGATCTGATAAGGCTAAGACTTCCAAGTATGGTGTATACTTTAAGGGTAATTGGTATATGTCTAAAAGATTTGAACCAAGTAGGAATGGCTGGGATATTCCAGAAAGGTTTGTGTTAGGACATGCACAAACTTAAATGGAAAGATCAAGCACTATGCTTGGAATATGATACGAATTTATTTTTTGATAAATATGAAGAAGATGAACCACTAAGGGCTGCAATAGATAAACTTTGCTCACAATGCCCAGTTTCAAAAACATGTTTTGCTGTTGGGGTATCAAGTAAAGAATATGGAATTTGGGGCGGTATTTACTTAGAGTCTGGCTCTATCTCTAAAGAATTTAATAGCCATAAAACAGAAGAGTCATGGGCTGAAATATGGAAGAGGATGTCTTTTGAATAATAAAGAGTATCTAGAGTTTATACGTCAGAAAAATAAAGAAGTATTTTCAAAATGTTATTACTGTGACGGCTTTGCTATTACAATAATTGCAGATGGATATGCTATAAAGCCAGTGTGTAAAAATCATGATGATAGAACCTTAGATGAAATAGGAGACGATATAGAATGATTATACAAATCATAGGATTGCCAGGGTCAGGTAAGACAGCATTGGCAGTTGCATTAAAAGAAAGAATCAATGCTATTCATCTTAATGCAGATGAAGTAAGATCTACAGTTAACTCAGATCTTGGATTTACGCCAGAAGATAGGGTTGAGCAGGCTCGTCGAATGGGAGAGATGGCTCGTTTAATTTCAAAACAAGGATTTGATGTTGTTGTTGACTTTATATGTCCAACCGAGCAAACTAGAGAGGCGTTTGGATTTGCTAATTTAGTTGTCTGGGTTGATAGAATTAAGCATGGTAGATTTGAAGATACTAATAAAATGTGGGAAGACCCACAACATTTTGATATTAGAATTTTAGATGGATATACAGTAGACCAAGAAGTTGATACTATTATTCAGTCTGGTGGCTTGTTTGACTGGTCAGCACCAACAACATTACAACTTGGAAGATATCAGCCTTGGCACGAAGGACATCAGGCTCTTAAAAACGAGGCACATAAAAGAACTGATCAGGTATTGGTTGGTGTAAGAAATACCTATAAAACGTCTGAAAAAGATCCTTTGCCATATGCTCAGGTTGAAGATTTAATAGTTGCAGAAAATCCATATAAAGATACTTTAGTTATGAGGTTGCCTAACATTACTAATATAGTTTATGGTCGTGACGTAGGATATAAGATTGAGCAGGTCGAACTTGCTGCAGAAATACAGGCTATTTCTGCAACACAAAAACGTAAGGAAATGGGAATATGAGTAAAATTAAATATATTTGGGAAATAGTAAAGGATCGTTGGATAAGGCCATATGATGAAATTACTGTAAGATTTAATACAAAAGCACAACCAGAAGATCCGTTGGTGTGGAGAGTTTTTGTTAATGGGGTTGAAAATTTAGCAAGTGGGTTTGAAATTCATGGATATGTTTATGATATT